CATGACCTGAAGCGTTCGATGGTGGATCCCCTCAACGAGGTCACCATTTAACACCAACTCAAAATCGTCCTTGCCGATGGTGGTCTTTGCCCATCCGAGCATGTCTTGCCAGCAGGCCCAAAGCCATTCTTGAAATTTGTTCTGCCCGATCGGGAATCCTTCATTGCAGATGAACCCTTCAGGCCAAAGGCCGACAGTGGATCCGATGTGGAGATCAGAGAGAAGAAGGATTGCCTTTGATTTTGTTTTCATCTCGTTGCTTGAAAATGCATTGCGTCACGCCCCCAGAATGCCCCGGCAGCTAACCACCCCTCTTTGGCGAATTCTTCCATGACCTGAATCGGCATGGTCGCGTTAATCGGCCAAGCTCGATGATTGCCATTTGGCGCAGGATCCAGATCAATTGCCGCGCCCCGAGCGTGAAGCGATGGAAGCGATCCGCCGCGCATCGGGCGGTTGTTATAACATCCAGCGTATTGCTCGAGGATCCATCCGCATGATCCGCCATTGATTGCCACTAGGACTCGATGGAGGGAATCAGCAACTTTGCGATGGCAGCGGATAGATTTGATTTTTTGCCCATCATATCTCACGCCAAGGCCGGATACGTCAATTGATTCCAGTTTGTTCTCATCGCCGGCATTGCCATAAAACTCAGTTAGACTCGCCTGATCCGATCGAGGCCATGGATTTTGCAATGGCATCAAGGATTTAAGATGCGTCTGACATGCAGCAATTGACTTGCGCCCCCAGAATCCATCAGGGGTGGTTCCGATCCGTTTTTGCAGATGGTAAATTTCCGTATAGGTCATGCTTGATATGTCAAGTTGGGCTTGACCTATTGTTCATAAGTCAAGCAATCCGCCTCCAGATGCAGGAATCCATGCCGCATCCTTTGGATAGCCTAGCAACTTCATTTTGCAAATTGCTAATGATCCGGTCTTGCGCTTCAAGCCGATTGTTCATGGTGCGCCAGAGCAACCCGGCCAAGGTGGCAATTACGCTACCAAGGCCGATCAAGACACCGAGGATCCATTCAACAGGGATAGTCATTAGCGGCGGCTGTCTTGCGCTTTAACAAGTCCGAAACCTGCGGTGAGTGCAGCGATAGCACCCATGAAGTCTGGTGCGCCACCTTTGAGGACTTGAACACCCACATTAGCGAGCGTTGCAACGATTGTTAAGATGCCTAGTGCGGTAGTTTTCATATGTGTATTATGTGTTGAGATTATTATGCCCAAAAGACATTTGGGACATCTTCTGATTCTGGGCGGGGAATCCTGATGTCGTTTCCAGCTTCATCCTCGACTGTCCAGTCGGATGACCAATAGATAAACTGTTCGCCACCCTCTGGAATCGGGATGCCGACGAGATCTCTGAATAGCACCCACCAGTCCGAGCCGTTATGCTCACCGATGATGTGGAGTGCGTATTCATGTGACGCAAGCGTGATCTGCTCGTTGCCGTCCTCGTCGATGGTCGCAAAGCCATTCGCCAGTCCGAACATGACGGCGGTGGTGCGGTCGGGGAATTTAAGCAGATAGTCGGTCATACCGTGAGTGCTTGAATTTTTGCGTTGGGCAGGCGTTTCTTGTAAAAGCGGATGGCGGCAATGTGACCACTTAGGTAGAATGAACCATCAGTAAGGTTCCCAATTCTCATCGCGTTTAATCCAGTTGGCATAGTGCGTGTTGCTGTAGCAACTACGCCTCCATTTGTTACGGATGCAAAACTTGTTCCTTCGTAGGCTATGATCCTTTTTTGAATCGTGGACGCTGTACCCAAAATAGTTGAAAGTACTGTTGGGGTGTCACCACCTGCTCTAATAATACTTCTGAATCCACCATCACCAAACGAGTACACATGACGTAGAATAGATTCATTCGTGCCATTGTCTATCTGAACAATCCCTCGGTTATTACCAATCAAGTTGGAAATTGATGCCTCGCTCAACAGTGTTCCAGATGTGGAATTGTAGAATCTATTAAAATCCGCTGCTGTAATCGTACACACATCCGCGCCGCGAGCCAATGTGCCAGTCGTCGTCGGGATGTAGGAGGTGGGGAAGGAACCTGCTTCTACTTGTGCACCGTAAACATACATTCCGTTCACTCCATTCCCTAAATATGAGCGGTTCGCCCAGTTGCCATCACGCGATAGTCTGATGTCTATGCTTGATGACAGAGACGCTGTAGCTGCCAATGAGAATGAAACTCTCCACCATCCGTTGGAGTGACTCACTGATGAGGCTCCAATAGGTGTCCCTAATGCAGTGGAAACCGCCCCAGTGGAAAGATTAACGGAAATGAATGTTGGAAAGAATCCGCCACCAGAAAGTCCAACAAATGCAAACCCGTTTTCTGCCGACTTCAACCACACTGATGCGGTGTAAGTAGTTCCTGATACAGCAGTAAAACCACGTGTTACTGTGTGAATATTTAAAAGCGAGTCTTCTACAACTTTCCATGCGTCTGCCGTCCCTTCTGGAGTTACTACAGATGATGCCGCAACAGTAGAGTTTCCTAGCGTCCAAGTATTAAACGCGTTAGAACCAGTAATCGCATTAGTCCTCGACTCCTCGATCAGCAAGCCACGGCACGCAAATGGTGACACGGGGTTGTGGTCGAAACGGGGTTCGTTGTTCGCTGCCTTTACAATGCCGAAGGTGCTGCTAGTTGTTACTGAGAAAGCCTCACCACTCCAGTCGGCTTGGTCTGGTCGCCACTCGCCACCGGGCGCAGCTAGGTATGTGACCTCGTCTCCGTTGTCTACAGTCACAACGCTCCATCTAGCTCCGGTGTAAGATATCGTTATATCTGTGCCTTCATATGATTTGAACCACGAAGCCCGCCCATTAGAAATTCCTGTTGTTGAGAATGCGGTTACCACGTCAAAATCTACTAGCGGCCCAAAATATGTTGTCCCGCCATTATCTCCGCTCGACCGTGTAAAGACAGGTGTCGGCCCACGCCTCGCGGTCAGAGTCTTGTCAGCCGCGAACTGGAGGTCGAGGGCGAGGCCATCGCCACTAATGCCTCCACCGCGCCCATCAGTCAGGGTATTGAGCAATCCTAGCTTCATTTGAGATAAATCCGAATTGCACCGCTCGTAAGCGTGACTGCGCGGAAGTTACCGAACATCACAACGCCAGCCGGGATTGAAAATCCCGTCATGGCATCACCAGTCCGGTTATCCTCAGTCAGCGTTGCGAATGTCGTATCGGCAAGCATTTGGATTGCGTAGGCATCAAGACCAGTAAGAGCGGTTGTGCCAGTTTCAACAATCACGCCACGCTGACCGAATTCAGCAGTTGCAATTGGATTAGATTCGATTGGATCCATATATTTAGTATTACCAAGAAGCTATTTGACGCCAGCTTCCTTCAGCGTATATTTTAACATTATTGTCGAAAGTATTGATGCAGATTTGCCCCTCGATGCCGGATGCGGGGTTGCCAGTTGTCGCTTTGGTGGTTGTTGTTGGCTTATTCTTCCATAGCCCGGTCGAGGATTCATATGTCAAGACTTGGCCATCCGCAACGCCATTGATGGCAACATTATGCAGTTCTCCTAGCTCAAAGCCATTCTGAACCTTAACAAAAATCTCTGTAAGCGTATTGCCATTGATTCGGGTGACATAACCCAAGAACACCAAATGATTCGGTGCTGATGGTTTGTTGGCCAAGCCGAAAACCAATCCGCCCGGGGTAGTCGGGGACAGCCAAATCGGATCCCCCTCCGATACGCCATGCCCGGAGCCAAGGTTAATTGTCAACCCGGTGACATCGCCCTCGCTCACAACATAGCCAAAGCCATTGGTTGCAAGATTCTGCAATGCTAGGCCGATCGTCTTGCTGGATGTCGCTTCAGTATTAGCCTGAGCAAGCGTGATGATCTTGTTCGCCCCGGATGCGCCGGAAATATAAACCGCCTGTCCAGCAGTAATCGGAACCGCTGCTTTAGCGTAGAATTCCGTATTGGTTACAGCGCCATTTGCATTTTGCGTGAGCGCAACAAATCCCGATGCGTTAGGTAGCGTCCACTCACGGTTAGCAGTGATGTCAGCGGTCTTCAGGCGACCAGTGAAAGACCCAAAGAACCAGACGAACCAGCCGCGAATACGCTCGACAGCGGATCGGTCATCGCCAATAAAGCCTCCCGGATTCCCGCCGAATTGATGATGATAAGAACCAGAAAATGTAACACTTCTTGACCCCGCCCCCATGCCAGATTGTGAAAGCGATCCTGTTCCGGAGCTTGAAGAAGCATTCACTCCGGTTCCTGATACTGATAATGCCCTCACTCCTTCTGCGCTACCAGTTCCATTTCCAAGAATTGCATAAATGGAAGGAGATGAGACGGCAAGACCAAAGGTATCGCCTGTTGTTCCGTTTATTGAAACAGTACCAGCGGCACTGCGAAGCATCAAAGTATTAGGCGTTCCTTCTGAAGTGGCAGCAGTCGCGCCAGCAATCTTTGTTCCATTTCCGTAAATGTACCCGATCAGGGCGGTATCGGTAGCGGTCGAGATCGGGGCGGTAGAAGAGTCACCAGCCGGGCCTTGATTGATCAGGACAACCGATGGTTCATCGCTGCCCTGAACCTCCACAACGGATGGGCCTGAAAATGATCTGATTTCGACGATTTCTAGGCTCATGATCGGGATGCGATTTGACGAAATTTAATGGTTCCGCCAGAAATGAAAATCACCCCGCCAGTCGGGGTATCTAGGACGAGATCCCAGTAATAGGTTCCCGGTGCAACCGCTGCGGTCTGCTCATCGGTCTTGCTTACCAAAATGATACCATTAGCCGGAGTTGGGATAGCCGGGGCGAGATCGATCACCACAACGCTGGATGCGATTGTGGAACGAACCTTGGCCCGGGCGGAATATCCGGTGAGGTTGAATGCCGCGCCAGCCTCGTCCTTGCAGGAAAAGGATAAGCTCAATGTTTCGCCGGAATAGGCATTAAGATTTGTTCCCGCCATTGCGCCGATTTGCATACCATAACCGATGCGATTTGGCAAGGATTATCTCAATACCAAGGTTCCCTCTAAAAGCTGCGTAATCACCCCAGTTGTAACATCAGATGTCGAAATTGGCAGGTATTTCACAGTGGACGTATTAGCCGGAAGCGCAGGGTCAGAGAATGGGCCGCGCACGTCATCCAACACAGTCCCGGTGACATCCATTGCAAGATACGTCACGAGCGTCTGTGAGTTTTTTTCAATTGGGAGAATTGAGATATTGAAATCCTCGCCAACATTGTAAGTTGTCTTGCCATATGCGGTAGCTGCATATGATCCGGTGGGATCCAAATTCAGCAACTCTACTCGCTCAGCAATCACGTCTGTTGCATCGCTGATTGAAGCCAGCCCGGTCGCGTCGATATTGACGAAATACGTTGAGGTCGGATCAGTCCAATTCTGCCAGTCATATTTCGACTGCGTAAATACCACAGGATCATCATCACCGAATAACGTGTAGGACGTGATCTGTGCCGAGATTTCTCCGCCGCCATTCTCGTAAGTGCAGTTCAGAGTAAATGGTGTTCCTCCATTCAACCCATCACCATATGAAGTTGAGTCTGCCGTGAAATCAGTTCTGGCTTCATTGCTGCCGATTTCCACATCACCGGATCCAGTTGTTGATGCACTAGTAAGCGTCACCGATATTGTTGCCGGGGATGCTGTTGTTTTGATGAATGAATGGGAGAAAGATGATCCGCTTGCAAGGCTCCCGGTATCGATCACAGTTGTTCCATTCCATACAACCTCAAAGCGGAATGTTGATGCTCCAGAAATAAACCCATCAGATTTGAATGCAACCTCACCAATTCCCGATCCTAGCGTAATTGTCCTAGTTCCCGGCCCGCCGCCCGGAGGGAAAGTACCACCCCACCCGTAAGTTTGATTTGCTGCACCGATATTATATCCAGATGTCGGGAATGGATATGGATCGGAAACCGCAATGATGTCTGTGTCATCGGAGAATTCAATTTCACCGGATCCATTCACGCTCGCGAAGAAAACCCCATCCTCAGCCAACCATGATTCGGATGCGTCTGGAAACATCCAACCATATGGGGTTGATCCCGGAACGACATTGTTCCGAATGAGGATGTTTCGACCTGACCCGCCAGCGAACCTTGGGGCGAATCTTGCGGTATTCGATACTGGATCCACTAATACAGCAGCGGTTCCCGTATCGCCGATATATTTGTAAAATGTCGTGGATTGTGAGATATCAATAACCGCGCCAGTTTCAGCGGTGACATTTCCAAATGCATCTTTGTTGGTTGAAAATTGGGCCATGACTTTTAGACGTAAACAATGTTATCTTGCGATGTCTTGCGGATTTTGTCCACCAGCGTTCGGTAATCATTCCGGGCCGGAGCGCCAAGGTTAATAGTTGTTCGCCCGGATTCAATCTCCAGCGATTCACCGGACACCAATGCGCCCATGGTCGAGAATGCAGGGAGTGAGTTAATTATGTTAATCTTTTTCCCGACATACCGAGTCGCGCCAACATCTTCTTGTTCAAGCTGGATTGATCCTTCATACGGAACCCAGTTCTGTGTTGAACGAAGAAATTCAGCAAGTCCGGTGGGTGGGTTGATGAATGAGTAATCGGCGGGTTTGTAAACAGTTTGTGATCCTGCATTTCCCGGTGTTGCGAATCCTGAAAATTTAAATGGTTTTGTATAGTATTCGACGTAATCACCAAAGGAGGTGATCTCTGTGTATCCAGATGTTAAAAATTTAAAATCTGCTTCGTATATGTAATCCGGTAAGGGAAATGATGATGCTGTACCATATGAGCCTTCATCGCGAGTAGCTTTTATCCACATAGTACCGCTAACAATACATGGCTTATATGTAATACCAGTCCAATCAGCCGGGACACCAGATGTTAAAATAGACCATCCATCCAAAGAATTACCAGATGTGTCTTTAATAGAATAACCTCCAATGGTAAATGCGTCTGTTGTATAATAGCTTGGTGGCAGGCTATATGAGCCTTGTCTTGCGCTATAAAGCGTTACTCCTTGGGCATATATTGCAATTGGCAATCTGCTACGGCCATATTTCCTTGCGGCCAATTTACAGGCCTCATCAGAATCATGCGCCAAATTAGAAATGCTTCCGCTTGTCGTAATAGTCTGCGAGTCAAACAAATCATTCGGCAAGAATGTATCTAGCTCCGGGCCGGATATTGTAATTACCTGCCGTTTTGTTATATCTGTACCAGATAGATCAGATCCAGATTCCTGTACATTAAATACCGTTGAACCAATTGTATTTCTCGTTACGGATGGAAGCGTCACCTGCTCAACTTCAAGCTCAATCATCGGGTTAATATCAATCGATGTGATCGGTGATGTGTCTTGATTGAATGTGGTTGTGGCGCATGTTGGCCTTCTAACAACCTTCAATGCTGGTGGATATACTGAATAATCAAAATATGTCATCGCATCTGGAACCAATCGCACAAGTTCGGCAATAACTTGACCGCATGTCGATTGATTCAATGTAATGCGCGGGAATGTGTGCATCGCTGCAACGGATGAACCTCCGCTAGTTGGTGCAATCGGGCATCCTATCTGATTTGCTCGATTGATCGCTTGTTCAATGCTAGTTTTTAATTGCTGACCAGATGATGGCGTCCCGAAAACATATGAAATCCGCTCTCCAATTTTTCCTGATCCGTCCTGTATGTCTGATGTAAAAGGAACTTTCTCCAAGAACCACCATGGCCCAGATACTGTAACTTGATGCTCATGGGATCCATTTGAAATTATACTGCGGATATTTGTGACCCATCCATAGAAGAAAATATCAAGTTCTCTATATAAAACAATTTGTTGCCTTAATGTAGGAAGAGTTGATGCCGTGGATTGTATATTCTTTGGTTTTGATGGTTGAACCAGCGCATATTTTATAACTACAATTCCAGACGATCCGTTTGCGCCGATTCTGATTGTTGAACTCTTAAACGCCCCTGCCCCGCCGCGCCCGGTATTTGCTATAACAGATCTATCAATCGAACTGCTTCCAGTAGCTAATGGATCCCTAACCCCACCACCAACTGAATATGTCACGGAAACCCCGGTCATGCTCGATGCCGTTCCGCCCCCGCCATTTGAAGTTACCACGCTGACAGTAGTTCCAGCCGCACCCGCACCGCCGCCAGTGCCGGATGTAGTTGATGCCGATCCGCCGCCATTATTACCCTGACTAGAGGATCCAGTCCCACCTGCTCCGCCACAAGTTCCGCCGCCGCCGGATCCACCTGTGCGACCAGCTACTGCGGTTGTTCCTGATACGCTTGCGCCACCTCCACCGCCAGTTGTCGTTACCAATGTGCCGATCGATGATCCGCCGCCATTCGATGCGGAAGTCTGTGGAGCTAACGCCATCCCCCCGGCTCCAACGCTAATAGCGTATGTGCCGGGGTTTATTGTCATCGTTCCGGTCTTGAATCCGCCAGCGCCACCGCCTCCACCGGATCTGTTCGAGGAATTTTCGCCACCGGATCCGCCGCCAGCAACAACTAGGTATTCAATGACACCCCCATTGGTCACAACCAAGCTGCCGGATGATAGAAATGTGTGTGTTCTAAATCCACCCGCATCGCTTGTGGTTCCACCAGTGGCTACAATATCCTCAAGTTTGTATTCAGCGACATTGATGTCGCTATCGAGCAATCCGGGTTTAACAGCCAGAACCTTTAGGGTTCTTGGTATGGAGAATGTCAAGTTTCCTCCATTTGCAACGGTTGGGCTTAAGGTATCCGGGTTTGTTCCATTTGTAGTGTAATGCAGCGTTGCGCCTGCGGTTTCGCATGAAACCGTGACAGTTAATGGAGATGAAATGCGAACAGATGAATCCGGCGTAATAGTAGGGGTAGCAACAAATGACTCCGTTGTGGCATCTTCAACAACAACATTAAATGTCAGTTGATCGGCATCAAGGCTCTTGAAGTCGAGCTTGGCAGAACTGATATTACGAAATGCCAAATCTGTTGGGTTTTCATTCCAACCCTGTCCCGCTTCGCCTGCTATTGTCCAATTTACTGGCATGTTTTTATCTTTGCGGCAATGCTAGGCTATTTACGCGAGAACGCAAGTCGGAGATTTGTCTTTGAATAGCATTTGTCTGATTCTGAAACGAATTCATAATCGAAATCAATTCAGTTACGCTAGTGGTATTATTTGTGATCGATTGCCGGATCAATGGAGATAATGTCGCAAGAGATGCAGTAGTCGTAGATATTTCATTCTGAGTGATGCGCTGATCTTGTAAGGCCGTATTAAGACTGCTGAGAGCCGTTGCCTGTTGCTGATTTGCTGGCTCAATGCCAGCGATCATTCCCTCAACCTCAGTCGCAAATGCTTTCGCCTTTTCCTCTGCGGCTTTAGCCTGAGCTTTTACATCCTCAGATGCCGCAATTTCAGCAATGGATGCGATGGATGTTGAGACATCAGATTGCGTCTGGCGTAATGCAGACTCGGATTGTTGGAGGCTTTGAGTTGCAGTTTCTACCGCTTGGCTTAACTCACCAGTTGAAGATACGGCCTTTTCAAGCTCGCTGATGCGGTTTTCGATTACCGACATCTGCCCAGCTACCGCGCCAGTATCCAATTGCGCTTGAGCGGCTTTAGCTCCAGCGGTTGCCTGCCCCGGAAATCCACCCTCACCAGCAAATGATGAAGCGGCAGCTTGCAATATACCCATCCTCTGCTTCGCCTGCTCTTCCAGCGCATCACGCTGATCACGCAAAACCTGTAAACTATTCCGTTCAGTTTGAAGCAATGCTTCTTTCTCTGCTTTCTGAACACGCGCCTCGGCTAGTGCTTGCTTTTCGATCTCTACGGAATCCTCTGCGGCCTGCAGCTTTAATTGTTCGGATTGAATCTGAAGCTGAACCTGTGCTGCTCTAGCCTCCGCCGCCGCTTTTTCCTCGGCAGCTAGATCCTTTACCTTGCTGATTGTTTCTCCCTTTACATCACGGAGCGTTCTCTCTGCGGTAAGTAGGTTATTGAACGATTCCAGAACGGTCGCGTTGTAATCTATTTGATTTTGTGCCGCATTGCTTACCTCATCAGCAAAATTCTGTGCGGCTGTCTTGGCTTGTTCTAATTTGGATTTGCCAAAATCAATATCCTCACGAATTGCAGCGGCGGCATTCTTGCCGATCTGGTCGATCGTATCAGCTAATTCTTCAGCTTTCTCCGATGCCGATTTGGCATCATTCCCCATATCCAAGAACACCTTGGCTGCAACCGCTCCGACTGCAACCAATGCACCAACGACAGCACCTTTGGGGCCAAATACACTCAAGAACTGCGGAGCGTTTTGGGCAAATGCTGTAAATGCACTGGTTCCAGCACCAACCTGTACTGCAAAGTCTTGAACCTGATATCCTGCTTGAAGTGCTACATCTCCAGCCCTTCTTGTCGCCGTAGATGCAACCGTAGATGCTGCTGCAGCTTTTGTACTGGAGGTTTCCAGCTTATCCATCGCGGCAGCAGCTTGCGTAGCACCAGCCGTATTAGCCGTTGTGCTGATGTCAATGTTGACCTTTTTTGATGCCATATTATGGGGCGACTAATCGTCCGGTTACGGATGTATTAAGCAATACAGATGTGCCAATTTGCGATGCGGCAACGGATACATTTGCGTCATAGAATGTGATTTGTGACATTAGTGACCACGATCCAGTTGCTTGAGAATTTACCGATGTTGGATCATCAACAATGCCAACTGAAGTACCTTTATTTATAGCTATATTAAAAGTATTATCTTGCTCCGCAAATGAACTTCTTCTTGTTAGCTTTATGTCAGTTCCTGTGCCTGATACACTAAAATATGACGCTATATTGTAATCTCTTGATAGCGCACTCCTAGCCCTTTCAGCCCAATCCGAAGCAGTATCCCCGGCTGCAACAGAAAAAGACACTGTATCTGGGCTTCCATCCAGTCCATTATATGTAACAACAAGATTTGCAGTTCCTGCGGTTGTTACAGTTCCAACCGCAACTGCTCTTTCAATCTGCCTGTCTCTTATGCCGTTTCCATACCCAAATGGTTGGCATATTTTGAATGTGCAATTTGATTGATTTGAGAAATAACCCGGAAGCTTTAGCAGGAATTGAGTGACTTGCCTTTGGTAATCGCTGGAGGAAAAGTCCTTAAAATCAAGCCGGCTATCAAACGACACGGTCGCCATTGTGCCGGGACGCCAGAATTGACGCCCCCAAGTCCCACCTACATACGAGACGGATTGGAACTGGTTGCTGTATGAAATATTAAGATTCGATGTCTCAGCACCCGGGCCTTGATCCCATCCGGCAAGATCGATGATCTTATTGCCTATGAATGCGGCGGCGTACATTATGCGACAACGGCAACGGTGAACAATGCGGCAGGAACGCCAGATGCGAATGTTCGCTTCGCTGTCAAATTAAGTTGGCCAATTCTGTTTGAACTTGGGCTAAAGTCCTTTTCAACATCAATTACCTCAACGCCTAGGCAATCGAAATTAAGACCACCAACAGTAGTTGTACTAATATCAAGGGTAGAAGAAGCTAAGTTTTCTCCGGTATCGAGAGAACTAAAATATGTGTCAAAAGACTCGCTATCGACTCCAACCGGAGTGCAACTAATGTTACAACCAATACTATTAAGCCTCATGTCAACAGTTCCGATTCCATCAACCATAACCGGATCCAGACCAAGATCGAATGAAACCTCGAATCCTGATACTGAATAGAATGTTAATGATGATCCAAGTCTTCCAGTATATGGCGCTGTTACCAATTTGTTGGCATCAAAATTAGTCCCAATTGATCCACCAGCCCCAACCGAATAATAATCCGCAAGCGCACTAGGATTTCCTCCCTTGTCAAGTATCCCCGTAAATTGAACCGGGCCGAATGCTGTATTATTAGAAGTAAAACGAATATTCGGCATTTGAGTGACTGCCGCATTATTTATAACATAAGTATGATCGGGTGCTGTAATTGTAAGAGATTTATCAGTTGTACCATAAATTGATGATCCCATTGCTAAATTACCATAAGGGAAAAGAACAGCGAATGACTCAATCTCACCGACTGGTTCAAATTCAATGATGACTTGAAAATCAGTTTTTGCCTTTGAAAGAAGACCGAATGCATCGGCAGCCTTATCAAATGTGGAATTAACCATTTTAAGAGTTACTCCAGCTTTGCTATAAAATACCTGCGAGTCGTAAGTAATCTTACATGGGCCGCGAACAATGGTGGTGCGATCAAATGTTGCCATAATATATTATCTTTCTGGATCAGTATTGGTTAAACCGATTGGTATTGTGAATGTGATGACTTGCTGAAGCATCGACTCATTCGCCTGTTGAGACATTGAATCGAACAATAAAACCCCGCCGGACAACGCAAGCCCTTCGGTATCCAGCGGTTGATGATGGTGAATAAGCCTGCAAACCGCTTCAGCGATTTCAGTGCAAGATGGTTGGTGATTTCCACGTGATCGCCACAATGATGGAATCTCAGATATGGTGACTTTAAATGAGGAATTGTTAAGATATGGGCCGGGTGTATCCGGGGAGTCGGTATCTGCGGAATCGAAATTGATCAATACAAACGCGCCAGCGGTCTGCATTGCATTAAGAATGGATTTCTCCACATCCTTTTGATCCTCAACCAGAACAGGAATCTTCGGCACGGTGCGAAAATAATCATGATCCGCCAATCTCTTGGCTATGCTTTCCACAATCTGACGAATGATGCTCATGGTGAGGTGGAGAAATCCATAACCCGGGATCCTCCGTAGCGGAATGAGGAATTGCTGGAATATGAGAAAGAAGATGCCCCGGGATCATCCGAATCAACATCATTCTTGGCTAGGTCATCCAAGTAGTTTTCGGCTTCCTCAATGGATGATTTGCGATCATCGCCATTGAATTCAGCCAAGGAAGGAAAAGCATCGGACAGCAAACGCCTTGCAAGGGCATAGGCATGACGTTGCGCCCCGGGTGGCACATAGACACTAGAATTGACCACAGGCGGCAATCCTCGCTTCCTGCGCCCAGTATTGACCCGGCTGGCAATGTCCAATGCAACATGGGTCAGAACCTCCGTCACCTTTGCTTCAGGTGCAGCAGATTCAGCGAGCAATGCAGCGATTTCATCAGAACCAAGTCGGCCCTGTAATCCTGCAAATGTCAGTTCAGCCCATGCCATATTATATTTAGAAAATTGCCGCTGATCCGAGGGAAATGAACAAACCCCAGACCAGCGGCACGATTAGCAACCCACTATTAGAAGAGGAGCTTGGTCACAAAGGAACCACTAAAGGTTCCAGCGGTCGCATCCGATGTCTGTTCGACTCGCACATAGCGGCGGCAGGCCGGGTTAAGGCGAAAGCGAACCGACTTGGCGGCAACGCCAGATCCGGTAGCGGTTTGGGTGGTTGCGACTGCTGGATCAAGAGCGGCAAAGGTCACGCCATCAGCGCTGTCTTTGAAGGTGTAGGTAAGAACCTTAGTGCTGGTAATGCCAGATGCGGCTGGAGCAGATACTTCCACTACAACCTCTTCGATGTCACCAGCGAAAACCTGTTCAAGGTCAAAGACTGCGGAGTTAGCACCAGCTTGGGCGATTGCCACCGACGAGGTGTAGGTGGCATCTTGTTGATTGCGATTGAATTCAAAGGCCATTGTCGTATTATCTATTTAGAGGTTAGGATTAGCTCAATGCCTCGTTATCAGCGATCGAGTCGGTGATGATGATCGGGATGCCGAACGATTCGGTTGGGACACCGGGGAGGATACCAGTAAAGGCTTCCTGCTTGGTGCTTGGAGTCATAGTGCGGCTCGTCTGGAGTTGGAATGCGGAACGGCGGCTCATCAAGAGATGGGTTGGGCGCTCACCAACTGGGAACTTCGAAAGAAGCTCAGCGATCTTGGCATCGGACACGCCCTTGCCGGAGTCAGCGGTGCAATCCTTCAAGCGGCCAATCGCGTACTTGTTGACGCACTGAAGACCAACCCAAGCGGTAAGGTCAGCGATGTAAGCGGCAAAGCGATTACCGGATGCGTCTGTTGCGTCACCTTCGCGGAATGGCGAGAGGTCAAAGCTAGTGCCGTTGCCGTAGACGTACTGAACGCCTTGAGCGCCGGCCTTGATGGCGTAAACCGATGAACCAGTTCCAGAAGTCGTACCACCAGCATCAACCACAAGTTCGTCACCGAAAGTAGTGATAAATTCTTGGAGGCCGATGAATCCCTTTGCGCCTGCGCTGCGACCATAGATGGTTTGCGAGCCGACAGTCGAGAGAGCGGCACGCATGACGCCTGCGCCTTCGATTGCTTGGAGAGCTTCTGGGCCGTCCTCGTAACCGCGAGCAACAGCCTTATCGACTTCGATGCGAGCGGAGAGGATGAATGCTTCGACGAGACGCTCAGCAAAGTTGGATTTGGTTGCGGCAGTTCCTTCGTTAGCGGAACGGAATGCAACGGTTGGGCGCGAGTTGCGAACGACAGTCTTGTAACTGGTTCCGCGAATCGTGCGGGCGGGGATGGTCACAACTTCAGGAGAAGCGGTAGCCACTTCCTCGATCAGACCGACAACAGGATCAGCACCATTCAATTTGGCGAGATCGAGTAGCGTAGTGTTATTAGGCATATATTTGTGTTATTTGGATTGTTGTGCTTTGAATGCTGCCTCGACGCGAGCAAGCCCGGTCAGTTCAACAGCAGGGGTTTCTTCGATGCGACCAGCAAGGATCGTAGCTCCGTTAATGGCTTCATTGCCCGGGAGCGATGCGAGAACCTTGGCAGCTTTTTCATCAGCGAGAATTGCGGTTTTCCAGAACGATTTGGCATCCTCATCTTGAGGAGCGATGCGTCCGGCTTTGATTGCTTCATCGATTACGAGATCAGCGGAAGCCATGGCCTTGTCACCAAGTTGCTTCTTCATGTCTTCGTATTCCGATTTCAGTTTGGCGTATGCAGCTTCCATGTCAGCAAGTTTATCCTCGGCGGATTTCTTTTCGACATTGGCGGCTTCGACTTGTTCGGCCATCGATGCCGACTCACGGAGAGCGGCAAGATTTGCCTTTGCGGTTTCGAGTGCGGTATCGGGCGATTCGCTCGCCTCAACCAGACCCAATTCGATCAGTTGTTCGGTCATATCAATTTGTTCGTTGTGAGATGCGGCAATGCGCGGGATTTCCTCAAATGCTGGATCATTTACCAGAGAACCAATTTCACCACGCTTTGCGAGGCCGATCGGAACGCCATCTTTGGAGAGAAGGAAAGTAGGGGAAAAATATGAGTAATCGCGGCCTTCAACAGCCTTGCGTCCGGCTTCAGTCCATTCGACATCAAGCACAAGACCAACGCCATCTTCGTAGCGGAATTCCTTGGGGATGAATGATGCAGCGCCTTGCTTGTGGTCGAATCCGGCGAATGGGCGGACATTAGATTCAAATCGTTTGTTGAGGTCTTCAGAGAATGAAGCAGCAACTCGGGAATCAACTAGGACATCAACTGATTTAGCCTTACCTCCGACAGTCGCATTGATCCGATGCTGCCCCTCGGGGAGATAGACAATCGATCCGGCCAAGTCTGATAGCTCAGACTGGATTGCAGCGGTTACGATCTCGGAACTGCGAAACATCGAGGGGAGATAATCATATAAAGCCATAAATGTCAACTATCGAATTGAGATATAAGGTAATCAAGCGCACCATTCAAAAATGCATCGGTATATGACTGCTCAGGCGGCAGGGCATTCTTCCATGGCGAATGGGTTACTGATTTCTTGAGAGCATAGATTGCGCGGATTCCGTTAGGTGCATTTGGATCCGCTTCGGCCAACACACCTTTGACCCGGAACAAAGGACTAACCCGGTTTGAGTATTCCTTCGCGGTTTTTCCGTGAGCTTCAGGAACGATTGGTATCGTCAGCGATCGCTTTCGCTTTGCCCGAATCACGCCACCCGTAACCTTATGGGCGAAACCAATTGTCGAATTACTGAATGTGACCTTGTTATTATTCGGCTGCGATAAACTCCAACCTCGAGCAGTTCCCTCCCACCACCTTGTCATCTCACGCCCCGGGCCATGAGTCGGCAGGGACGGATTAACCCACTTTGTCCGCCCAGCCATGGCGTAATACTTGCGAATCTCTTCGATAGCATCCTCACCACCCTGTAATACAGCGGCCCGGCGGACAGCTGGGGTAGCCAACTTCAATGCCGCTAACTTAGCCTCATCCAGACCAGTCGCCTCAATCGTGATGAATGATTTACCTGTCTTCAATGCCATCCTCAATTCCTTTCAGCATCGCCTTGCCAATTTCATCCTCAAGCGCCGATGTCAGCGCCTGAGCATTAAGCATCCCATACATCTGCGGGATGCGCTCGATCACCTGCTCGACCTCCCGGACAAATGCGCCGATAGTCATGCGCTGCGACTTATCCATCAGATCGGCTAAAACCTGATCAACCGGGGCGAGCCATTCACCCGCCACATCTCTCAATTGCTCATCGGTCATTGCCGGAATCTAGCTTATCAACAATCCGCTTTGCCCATGCAAATCCGGCATCACCACCCCATCCATTCCATGCTTGCCAACCTTTACCCTGCTCATCCCAAGTGGATCCTTTCTTATCAACCTCATGACGCTGGAAGTAGGAAACCATCCGGCGGACAGTATCCTCGGACAATTCCGCCCGGTTGGAGATATCACGCGCCCGGGCGAGGCCGACTGATGTCATGCCACGCTCAGATTGCGGCTTTGCCCGACGAATTTCTAGGGCATTTATTGCGTTACGTGCCATCTCTTCAGTCGGACGCAAGTCAACCGATGCGGCTGACTCAACCTCATCGATATCAGACAGATCGGGAGCATCTTCCGGTTCCGGCTGAGGCGCATCCTCAGCGTCCGGCTCCAGCTCCGGTAGCTCAGGCAGGTCATCATCACCGAAAACCTCTTCACCCTCGATCGGCATCGGGATACCCAATTCCTCATAAACCCAAGCACGAGGCATCTTGACCCCGATCTCGTTGTAAATCTTAACCCGCTCGGCAATTGCCTTCTCATCCTTTGGAACTGGAATCTCAAGCTCACAATATGGCATGTCCTCGGAAGCCACCTTGCCGAAATTCATCCGCACGATTGCCGGGATCAATTGAGTTGTGATAATCGATGCCACCCATGAGGACACAGATTGCAGAACCTCAGACCGGATACCGGAGTGGACATCGCCCAATGCTCTGGATCCTGTCCCGGTGTTATCGGTTGTGAGCGTTTGACCTAGCAACAAGATATCACAAGCCCGATCAGCAACATCCATCATGTGAGACTGCGGGAGGCTATCGCCGCCAGTCACAGCAGAATGGATCTCGAAATCAACACCCGGCCCGGTAGCGGCCCAACCGGATGATCCGATCGACTCCAGCATATCCTCAGCCTTGTTCAACGCATCCTCGGTTCCATCGGTCTTTGCTGTCCGCATCGGAATACCGAATAGCTGCGAGAATTGCATCAGCCAACCAAGACCATAGACAGACGCCAACCAATACTTCGTCAGCGTCCGCAAGTTCGCCGCATGGATCGGATGTGTTCCACCTTGCGACCAAATACCGATCAAGAACCGATCAGGCGGGAAATCAACCAGCGATGCGTAATTGACGCCGCTTGGGGCAATCATGAGCCGATCAACATCATTCGATGCGGACGGATAGGCGAGATACTTAGCAGGAACCGGGGCATAGCACCTTGGGCTAATGACGCCATTCTCGGATTGCCATACGATCTCCAGTACAGAAATCCCCTTGGCGTATGCATCGATCAATGCCCTAACCATGCCGGAAAGGTCTAACTCCCAATATCCCGGGCGGGGAGAATATGACTCCAATGCGCGCTCGACTGTCTCGTAGATATTCACTGCCGCCGGGGTTGGTTCCTCAGCATCCTCCCGGATCGCCGGCTTGATCTCAAGTTCCAGCCTAGCCACAGACCCAGCAACCTCGTTCAATGCCTTACGCAAACGAGGCCATGTATCGAGCATCAAGCGGAACAGGCGATCTTGATCCTCTAGCTTGCCAGTACGGACGCCGCGCAGGATCGTACGAACCTGATCCGGGGTTACATTTGCCAGATCGTAATCATTGGTTCGGTATTGTGCAGGGATTGGCCAAACAACACCTTTGCGCTCGTCGATAGTCATGTGAAGTTTTCGATTAACATATTAAATTCCAATTGGCAAGCCATAGTTCACATAGCATTGAACCCTGATTGTTTAGGCGATGAAAACTCCGATCGCCTAGTCCTAACAGGTGCATCTCCAGTCATCATCCCCTGCATTGCAGGGCCACAGACAATACAACCAAGCAACGCATCCGCTCGGTCAGGGGATTTCACACCTCCAGCACGCATCGTTTCCTTCGACTCAATCCGCAACTTCCCATTCTCACTCCACTCGGTTCTCCGGCTAGTCAATTGCTTGAATGTAACAGGATCCAAATCACCCAACCTTATCCGCCCCCGCGCAATCTCACGACATCCAACATGCCAGACTTCGCCAATCAAATTCATGTACTCGTTCGGCTCTCGACTTCGAGCCCCACCATGGAACCGATTGATCCTCCAACCATGCTCGGCCAATGCGTCAATCATCACAGTCCCCAATCCGTCAGCATCACCCCAAATCTGTGACGCTTTCAACTTCTCGGACTCAAACAACCTCACGAACTGCCGCACACCTTGCATCGTGTCCTTCTCCGCCCATGACTTAACAACCCGAGCGTAATTCCCACGGCGAACCGCCAACACATTCTCGTCACGCCCAGCCGCAAAGTCACAAAATGCAACAATCGGGCCGCTTTCCCTGTCAGGCGGGTTGTCAATCGCATCACGCAACGCATCACTCGACAAAATCAAGCGGTCAACATCCTCGGCAAATTCCGCAAGGTGCATGGATCGAAATATCGGATGCTTCTCACCGTAAACCTCCAAATCCCTCCGCCGCTTCTCCGGGTCAATATGCGGGCATTCATCCGATCGAGCTTTCACCCGATACCAATAATCCGCCTCCTCATGCTGCGACCTGTAAAACCAACCCACCGGAGCGCCCGGAGATGATGCCGCAAGGATCCGGTTTGCTGTGCATCGGTCAACCGCAGACTTGATGCCGTCCGGGATTGTCTTGGCCTCGTCCAATACATACAAAACCGGACTATCTACAGTCGCGTGATATCCCTCAGCCCGCCCCGGACTGTCAGTAGAAAATCCCGATGCCCATCCGCCTTGCGGGGTTTTGATTTCCGCCTGATTCCATGTCCAACCCTGAAACAAAGGATTGCCCCGGTATTTTTCCATCGCAGGCCATAGCTGCAGCAATACCTGCCTCCATGACCCACTTGTCACCGGAACGCGCCCTTTGGGAAATACCGACAACCACCACAAAATCGCCGGGGCAATCACCGCAGCGGTCTTGCCGGATCCATTCGCCGCAACAAGCGATGTTCGCTGATGATCGTTGATGCCCTTAAACGCCCTAACCTGCCAGTCATACGGACGCAAGCCAAGCACGCCAAACGCAAACGGGCCTAGCTCGATGCTAGGCGTCAATTGCTTCCCATTGCTTTTTGAATCGTTTAACTTCTTCACTGTCGGCAATTGTTGTGATTGAATTGTTTTGGACATTAACTTGAACCTCCGGGCCGTCGAGGGTTGACCATCGCGCCCGGCATTTCAGCCAGAAAATGCATGCGGTCAAAGATTCCTTCGTGTCTCCCATGGCGATATCGTAAAGTCTGCGTGCAACCTCGGTGGTAGCCTTGGCTTGGCCGATGTCGATGTCTTCGTCGTAATACTTTCGCAGCGTCTTTTCATCGATGCCGATTTGGGACGCAATCATCTTCAACGGGACTCCAATCCCGGCAAGGTTGCGAATCAGGCTTGCGTTTTCCTTTTTTGGCTTATGTGCTGACATGACTAGTTTCCTCTTAAAGCAAGCAAGGCCGAAAGCGTAACCTTGCCGTCCGGCGTGACGGCTTGCGGGCCAAGGCGTGCCGTGATTGCGTTGACCGCTTGCTGGCGTATTTCCGGCGTGATATCCTCGAGGCTTGCCGTGACGCCATGATTGAACCGGGCGGGAAGCGTGACGCCAAAGCGAGTTAAATCCAATGGCAGGATCCGCTCGCCGGGCCGTACAAGGCCAAGCCTTTCCGCCCGCTTGCGTGATACGGGGAAGGTTGTCATGTACGAGTTAAAGCCCCACGGCCCCCACGGCACGCCAAATCCGCCGATTGCCGGGGAATTCATCGCCAGCCAGAAGTCGATATCATCAAAGCGCCGGATTTGTCCCTCGTTTGAGACATGCAGCGGGCGGGGAATCTTAGCGCCGGGAGTGCGCACGAATTCCAAGGCCGGGAAGCGAGCAAGGCGGGCCGGATCCGATGCGCGCTGTTGGTATATCGCAAAGTCTTGCGCTTGCGCGATGTTGGTTTGAAACACTAGTTTCAAGCGAGCATTTCCGGCAATGTTTCGGATGCTATCGTTTCGCATGTCAGCCGGGCTGGCCAGTCCCTCGGAAACAAGCAACTCAGCGGCCCGCTCCCGGAAGCTCGCAAGCCCGGTTTGCTTGAATGCAGTCTCAACGGCCCCGGATGGCGTCACGATCGATTCAACGGCCCCGGATTGCCAGTCCAAGAGCATGGAACGAAAGCGATGCAGTACTCGAGCGCTGTTGATTGTGGCGCTGAAAAACGCGCGCTGCCGGATTGCAGGCGCAACGGATTGCCACGCTTGCGAATCGAACGGCCCCGGCGCAACTTTCCTCCGGGCGATGTATTTGAGCGCGTTAAGGTAGGTCTGCATGGCGTCCGGTGGTTTGGGTTTGGATTGCATCAAAAGCATCGCACGCAAGACCCGGCACGGATTGCACGGGGCGAGGTTTGAGCGGGCGGATCCGATGCGGGGCGGATTGTTGCGCGCGTTTCCTTTCCTCATGTTTGGCAATGAGTTGCAAGGCGTACGGAGTTGGGCGGAAAGCGTGCAAGTTTCCGGTTTTATAAAGCGGAAAGGTTGAAAGCTCAACATGTAACTTGGTTACGCGCGGGCAACGGTCATGCGTTACCGATCAAAACACTTTAAAATAAGGGGTTTGGCGGCCCTTAAATAAATAAATAACATAATAACATATTTATATATATATATCTCTCTCTCTCTCTCTCTCTCTCTCTCTCTCTCTCTCTATATATATCTGTATATTTTTTTTGCGTTACTTTGTTATTTTGTCGCAAGTCGTTAAAAATGAATAAGTTGCGCCATAACAGGGCGTGTTTCATGCGTTACCAATCCGGGCGGATTTAGTCGATACGGGGCGGATTTAAGCGCCCCGGGGCGGATTTCCGCATTTTTTCTTGAGGCTGCAGCCCGCATGGAAACAAGGAAAATTGACTTTATTTCGCTCAATCGACATTTTTTCTTGTCGATCGGGGTTGGATATGGTCAATTTTTCTTGTCGCACGAAACAAGCGACACAATCCAACAAGAAAATCATACATCATGAAACAAGAAAATCAGACAATAAATCCGCAAGCCTTTGCTGCAATCACTGCCAAATATATCGGCGCAACCGAAATGCGTGGCTCACGAATCAAAGTCACAAGCCAGCGCGGATCCAAGACGTATCCATATCCATATGAGTATTCCCGCGATGAAGTGTTTTCGCATTGCGTTGCGAAGTATTTGGAAAGCGTGCGCGATGATGATCGGAAGACGTTTGGACGAGCTAGCCATGACGGATGGGGAAACTTGAGTGATTATGCAATGGGAGTCTTGCCAAGCGGCGAGCATGTATTCGTTTCCGTGCGCTAACCTTAACCCAATTAGAACTAAAAAACATGATTCAAGACATCACAAGCACGGGAGCGGGCGCAATCAAACCCCGCAAGCGCCCCGGTGGATACATCCTGCATCGCGGTACAGTAAACGGTCAGCGATACGCTGCAGTGGCAACCATGAAAACCGACAACCGGAAAACCGGGAACATGGTTCAAATTTGGTTCGTGCTCGAGGAAATTCACCCGGTTGATGCAGTCGCGCTCGGCATCGATGCGGAAACGATTTGTCGGGGCTGCCCATTCGCATCGGGGCGTGGATGCTACGTTAACGTTGGGCAAGCCCCGCTTGCCGTGTTTCGCGGATTGCAGCGCGGGATTTATCCCGATTTAAATCCGTTTGAATACTCCCGCGCGTTCGCCGGGCGAAAGGTTCGTTTCGGCGCGTATGGCAACCCAACCTTGCTGCCTATTGCGAAGGTAAAAGCGATTGCGGAAGCTTCGAAGGGCTGGACTGGATACTTCCATGACTGGAGGGAGAATCCACTTGCGCACGCTTATTCTGCATATTTCATGGCGTCAACGGAAACGGAAGACTCACGCAAGCTCGCCAACGCGATCGGATTTAGAACTTTCCATGTCTCCCCTGAAAAGCCTGCCGATGCGATTGAGTGCCTTTCGGACGCAAAGGGATTGACTTGCGCGCAATGCAAGCTTTGCGCCGGACTATCCAAGGGCCGTCAACCTTCTATTTGGATAAACCCTCACGGCGCAAAGAAGGGCCGTGCAATCGCTGCAGCTATGGCTTGAACTACACAAACACAAAAAACATGAGAATATCACAATTCAAATTTGAATGCACGGGAATCGCCTTGGATATCCCATCGGCCCGCTTGTCGGTTTCTCGTTGGATATATCGCCGGGCCTATCCAATCCGCATTTTTTCCATCACGGAAAATGCCGTGATTGTTGAGTTACAAGCGCCGGACACTGGAGAGCATAACCGGGCCGTGAACGCGCTCGTTCGGATCCTACAGCGCCAACTTGATCGTCGGGAATTCGTGCAATCGCGTCTTGTTCCAACAATGGAAAGGGCGGGTGCATGATTGCAATCATTCACAAGGCATTCATTGCAGGGCTTTACTTGTCCGTGATTGTTGGCGGGATTGTTTGGGCTTATTCAGGCGGGCCAAGTGATGCAGAAATGCGGATCCGGGCAAGCTTGCCTTTGGCTAGGTGAAGCTAGGTTGACCGGGCGGGGCTTCAACCCTGCAGGTTTGAGGCTCTGCAGGGTTGAGGCTCTGCAGGGTTGAAGCTCTGCAGGGTTGAGGCTCTGCAGGATCCAATCCGAAAATGACCGAAAATGACCGAAAATCATGCAATTGCATAAAAATTGCAATAAAAACGGCCAAAAATGACCCATCAGGGGCATGAAAGACCCCATCAGGGGCATGAAAGACAAACAGAACCAAATACATCACATGAAAACAAAAATTGACTGGAAACAATACGAAAAACGAGTTGCTGAACTTGAAAACGAGGGACTTTGCACATCCGATGCTCAATCTGTGGCGGATGTTGAATTCGCGGCACTGGATAGGCCTGAAGCTGACCCATCAGGGGTTACGCTTGCGGCTCACACCCCGGGGCCATGGACGGTATCGGGCTGCACGGTTTACGCTGGCGAAATTATGCTCGGATGCACCTATTGCGAAGGAAACCGGGAGTTGCACCCGGTTATTTGTGACAGTGAACTTCCGGATTCGACTGGAATCCATGGCAGTGGCTGGGATGAGGCTGGGGCAAATGCTCGCCTGATCGCTGCAGCGCCTGATTTGCTGGAAGCGTGTCTGTGGCTTATTGCGAGGGTTCCTACCAATGCGCCCGATGGAAAGTCACAAATTGCCGGAATTGAGGCTGCAAGGGCTGCGATTGCTAAGGCGGAAGGGAGGGAGGCATGACGATTCAGGAAGCATTGCGCGAGTGGGTGGACGCATCGCCAAACAAGACCCCGCGAAACACCCTCATCAAATGCAGGGCTGGGAATCGGACATTTTACAGGTGGAACCTGAAACCAGTGGATCCGAACGAAAAGGACTTCGTTTGGATCGAAGAAGAAACAAACAATAAAAAATTATTGACCCATCAGGGGCAACGCCTATAGAAACAACCCGTCAGGGGCATGAAAGCCTCTGACAGAACCAGAACCAAAATGAAAGCGAACAAAACAGAACAGAAAATCATCCGTCTGTGCATTGCTGCATATGACGGAATCAACCACTCCGCCGATTATACTGCATACAATGTGATCGCCCGGATATGCGAGGCCGTTATGGAATTGCATTATGACGAAGGAATCGATCGTGACTTTATTGTCTCGGAAGTGATCAGTAAACTTGAATGGAAGGGAGTGGAAATTTCCCACTGATGGAACCACCAATTTGGCTCGGCGTATGCCTTGCCGCTCTGATCGGAGCCGTATTCATCGGCGCAATCATCGCGCTGCATTATCTCACCCGCTAAGAACATGAAACCAACCAAATACTACTACGCGCTACAATGGCCAATGGGCTATTGCATGAGGCAATTGCAATCCGGCAGATCGGTTGAATATTGCATTCCATGGAGATTTGAAACCAAGACCGAACGTGACACTTGGATTGCAAAAGGTGGTGCTGGCATGCGTTCACCAAATTACCGGGAACAAGTCCGCCGCAGGGATATTTCATCAGCTATTGACCGGGCGCAACAATTCGCTGACCAGCACAGACATTCTGAAATCTGGAATGAAGAAGGGAGGTTGTATTGGACATGATGATCACATCACGCCGCAACCAAATATGGGGCCGGATCTACGAAATCGGCAAAAACACATCAGGGGGATGGCAGTCCGTTTGCACATCGGGCGGGCCGTATGTCAAACAAGCATCCCTGCATCTTAAGGAATTTGGATACGACTCGATCAACATTGATCGGAACAAATTTGCGGAGCGTCTCCGCCAACATAGAAAAAACGAAAGGAACAAGAAAAATGACCAACGCTGAATACCACCAATCGCCCGGGATTTCCAAGTCCGGCCTCGATCTTATCAACCGCAGCCCGGCCCATTACCGATGGGCGCAGGACAACCCATCAGATCCAACCCCAGCAATGCGGATCGGCACACTCACTCATCTGGCTACACTTGAGCCGGATAGGTTTAATTCGGAGTGTATCGTGATGCCGACATTGGACAGGCGCACTAAAGATGGGAAGTTGCGCTGGGAGGAATTCCAAGCCAACCACCCGGATCAGGAGTTGCTCACATCGGATGAGCATACCCGGATCATGTCAATCCGGGATGCAGTCCGGGCGCACCCAATGGCGCGGAAGCTGATGGATCGGATCGCAGAAGTTGAGGTATCAACATTTTGGAAAGACCCTATCAGTGGCATCGAATGCCGATGCCGCCCGGATGCCGAGCTAGACAATGGAATGCTGATCGACCTAAAGACCACTCGGGATGCCGGGCCGGGGTTTGAGCGATCTGTGCGGCAATATCGCTACCATGTTCAGGCTGCATTTTACGGCGATGGATTAGGAGGCATGGAAGTGCGTCCAATGGTCTTCATTGCGGTTGAGACAGAAGCGCCGTATCTGGTGAGTTGCAACATTATCGGCCCCGACTCGCTTGTCGCTGGTCGTGAGGCATATCGCAGGAATCTGGATACCTACGCCAAATGTGTGGAGTCGGGTATTTGGCCGGGATACTCGGATGCGATCCAGACGATAAATCTTCCCGATTGGGAACTTGAGTAAGTAAATTAAGTAAATGAACAGAAAATAATACCGAACAGGAACATGAAAACAGAAACATATACAGGGAAAGTATCGGGGATGAAAACCAGCCCATGGCTGGCAAGTGAGGATTTGCTTGGCATCAGCCCGCAGCAAGTTGTCATCGCCGGGGTTTACAAGCATGAGGATGTGCCGATGGATGGCGGGCGGAAGGAGAAGCTATTGTTTGCGATCGGATTTGAGAAAATCCCAAAGCAGATGATTCTGAACGCCACCAATCGCAAGGCTTTGTCCAAGCTATTCGGCGCTGACACCAAAGCTTGGATCGGCAAGACTGTGACGCTGTTCGTTCAGGATGGTGTCAGGAAGCCGGGCGGACGAGCAGGAGAAACATGCACCGGATTACGGATTGCATCAGGTGAGGCCAAACCCCTGCCGAGCGCGGCGGACATCATGGAGGACATCGGATGAGAATCAAACGCGATGTAATCATTGGCCGGGATCCGGTCATCACAATTGCCCTGATTCGGGCGCTAAACACCCCCGTCAAGGGCATGAATACACCCGTCAAGGGCATGAATAAGAAGAAAAGCATATGGAACTGAAAAACGCACTAATTGAACTTGCAAAGGCTGGGATTGGAATCCGAGAAGCGGCAGCATTCGTCATCATCGACGGCCAAACATCGGCAGAGATCGCGAAAGCGGTTGGATCCGAGAACCACTGCATGTCAACCCGGCTCAATACGCTTACTCGCAAGGGTTTGATCGAGCGGGTTCGATTTGATGGAGCGGCCCGATGGGTTCGCACTGATCTCGGCAATGATGTGATGAATCGCGCGGGATTATGATATCGTTGCGACCATATCAGGAATCCATGATTGATTCCGTGCGGAATTCCTACCGGGACGGCAACCAGCGAGTGCTGGTTGTCAGTCCCACCGGATCCGGGAAAACTGTGGTTTTTTGCTACATTGCGCAAAAGGCCCGGGATAATCAAAAGCGCACGGTCATCCTTGTGCATCGACAGGAATTGGTTGACCAGACAAGTCGGACTTTGACTGGGTTTGATGTTCCTCATGGCGTAATTGCCGCCGGGCGGACATCGGACGGATCCGAGCTTATCCAAGTGGCATCGGTTCAGACGCTGATTCGCCGGATTGATCGGGTCATGGATCCAGATCTTATCGTGATTGATGAGGCACACCACGCAATTGCCGGATCATGGCGCAAAGTAGTTGAGCGATTCGCTGCCGCCCGGGTGCTTGGCGTAACGGCCACCCCGGAGCGACTGGACGGCAAGGGTTTGAGGAATGTATTCTCTGATCTGATTCGCGGCCCCGAGGTGCGCGACCTTGTCCGGGATGGGCATCTGTCTGCCCCGGTTTATTATGCCCCACCACAGCACATCGACATGGCATCGGTGCAATTGCGCCGGGGTGATTATGACCAGAAAGGGCTGGAATCGGTCATGGATGCGCCGAAAATTACCGGGGATGCAGTTGACCATTACCGCAGGATCTGCGCGGGGAAACCAGCGGTGGTGTTCTGCGTGTCAATCGCCCATGCCGAGCATGTCGCTGAGGAATTCCGCCGGGCCGGATTCCGTGCAGCCACGATCGATGGCACGCTGTCACCAGAGGATCGCCGGGACAGAGTGCGGTCGCTAGGTAACGGTCGCCTACAGGTGCTGACAAGCTGCGAGATCATAAACGAGGGGTTCGACCTTCCAATCGTATCGGTTGGGATCCTACTGCGCCCCACCCAGTCGCTGGGATTGCACCTGCAGCAGATCGGACGGGTATTGCGCCCAGCCCCGGGGAAGGATCGGGCGGTGATCCTAGACCACGCCGGCAACCTCGCCCGGCATGGACTAGCCGAGGATGTCCGGGATTGGTCGCTGGATGGCGCGGAGAAGAGAAAAAAGAAAGCCAAGGCAGAGGATACGATCAAGACCCGGCAATGCCCGGGATGTTTTGCCTGTCACCCATGGGCGGCATCCTGCCCTGAATGCGGCAATGAATATGTCACGGATGGGCGGCGGATCGAGGTTGTCAGCGGGGATCTTGTGGCAATCGACACCCGATTCCAGCAATGCCCCGGATGCCAGCACGTCCATTCCCGGTGGGATGCAAGCTGCCCGAAATGCGGCATGGTACATGATCCGGTCAGGGCTAGGAAAAAAGAGCAAGGCCGGGCGCAAACTCTTGACGAGTTGGTCGAGTTGGGCAAGAGAAGAGGATACGCAAATCCCTACGGATGGGCGCGACACACATGGAATGCCCGGCAGGGAAGTAAATGAATCAACATGAAACCAAACATACGAACAATACTAACGCAAGCAATCGAGCGGGGAATCGATTATGGGTGGAGCCGAGCGCACAAGCACACGGACTCGCCAGATACGTCAAGGATCATTGAATCCATCGAAACTGAAATCTGGAACGAAATCGATGAGGTTTTCGATTTTGAGATCAAACCGGAGGTGCTGCTATGAGTGATCTATCGGACTGCCCAACATGCTCAAGGCTAATGCTGAGCGAGCATGATTACGAATGCGCGACATGCGGGGTGATGGCAAGCGAGCATATTAGCATAACATCCATGTGCAAAGTGCTACGTGCTGTAAGCAATCGGGAATCTGCCTTGATTGTGGCAAATCGAGAATTGCAGGATGAAGTGAACGAGCAATGCTTGCTGCTTGGAAAATCATCTGAGCGTGAATGCGTTTTGCGCGGAAGATTGGAACAACTGCAACGCAAGCGGGATCTTGATCATGCGATCGCAACCCGGCTTGCAGAGGCATTGTTGCTGACATTCAAACATTGGATCAACACTGATGAGGCGAAGGAATCGGCATTAGCACTTGCAGCATGGAAGGGGGGCAGTCATGGGCAGGACACATGATGTAACAATCAGCGCGTTCGATCTGGATCGGCTTGAGGCTGAACTCACCGCCGTGACTGAGCAACGCGACAGGCTGGCGGAACTATTGCGCAAGTTAGACATGACATTGGAAGCTCAATGTTTCAGCCCAACTGGATACACGCGAACGGAAATACACGAAGCCCTCGCCGGCATGGAAGGAGGGAGCGATGAGTGACATTCAAAAAACCATCCAAACCCTGCGTGATTTCAACTTATGGCGCAAGGGTGACGACGCAATGGAACAACCCGATCCGTGGGGAATAGGAGAAGCCATCGACGAAGCGATTGAGGCCATGGAAAAGCTGGGGAGACTAACAGACGCTGCGCTTGCCGTTGTTGATCGCTGGAAAGCGCCATACTGGGATGAGGTCGGCCAATACCATTATATTGACGCGCTACGCAAAGCGGTCGAGGAAGTGGAAGGAGGCCCGCAGTGAGCGCAGGTAAAGGCGACAGCCCAAGGTCGGTCAACGGCGATGCTTACCGCGATAATTACGACGAGATCTTCAGGAAAGATACCGACGATATTGTCTGCCCGCATTGCGGCAGCGACAAAGATCCATTCTTCTCGAGAATTGAGCCGATGGGGGATTATTGCCCCGACTGCGGAAAAGAACGCGCATGAGCAATCATAACCAAGCAGGAAAAGGAGATGCGCTTGCTGCCGTGAAACTATAACAGCCATGAATACGATAACATCAAGAATAACCGTACTACCAAAAGGCGAGCCTATCTTCAGCCATCAAGCCACAGAGATCAGTATCATAGACGAAGCTGCCGGGCCATTTATTGAAATAAAGCAATTCCCTCAAGAGGGGGATGAACAATCCATTAAGTTCAATGTTGAGGAATGGCCATTCGTTGAGAACGCCATTGATAAGATCATCCAAGAAATCGAGAAGCTGGAGGAGAAGCTATGAAAACAGAAAAAGCAATTCAAGTGCTGCGTGATTTTAACCTATGGCGCAGGGGCAATGAGGATATGGAGCAACCAGACCCACGGGAAATCGGAGAAGCCATTGACGATGTGCTAATGGCCATTGGCGACATGGAGGAGGAAGCTAGACTCCATCGTGGGGCGATCACAGGCTGGCAAAACAAATGGGAATGCGCGGTTGACATGGCAGCCAAGGCTAAAGCTGAGCGCGACGAGGCTTGTGCGGATCTAGAATTTCGGCGTGACCTTTTCAAGCTTCAAGAGCAACAACTAAATAGTGTAAGAGATGAATGTAACAAGGCGCAATCTGAATCCGAATACTGGAAAGCGGAGGCCGATCGGTGGCGCGAGGTTGCACTGCTACAAGACGCGCAGATTGAAACGATAATGGCAAAACTTGAGCACAGGATGCGAAAAATCGAATCCGGCATCCGTGAACTGCAATGACTGAATCCGACATCCAATCACTAATCCGGCAGCAGGTCGGCAATGGCCCGGTTCGATTGTTCCGTAACAATGTTGGCGCAACCAAGGATGCAGCCGGGCGATTGGTTAGATTCGGATTAGCCAAGGGATCAGCCGACTTGATTGGATGGGTATCCCGCGAAATAACCCCGGAGGATGTCGGAGAAAACATTGCCCAATTCGTATCGATCGAGGTAAAATCACCAACCGGGAAGCCAAGGCCCGATCAAATTGCTTGGCAGAACATTGTAAATCAGGCAGGTGGTCGTGCCGGGATTGCCCGGTCGGTCGAGGATGCCGAAAAGATAATCTCCCCCAAATAACACTAAAAAATAAATAACATGAGCAACATAATTAGAGTTAAACTGGATGTGATGAAAATCGATAAATCCGCAATTCATCACGGCGAAAAAGGAAAATACATCGACATCACTCTGTTGGGCAATCGTGATGGAGAAGATCGATTCGGCAACCATTACATGGTCGTTCAGGATCTGGGGCAGACCCGCCGGGAAGCTGGCGAGAAAGGCCCGATCTTGGGTAATGGCAAGATCGTCGGGCAAAAGCCAGCGATGCCGCCAACAGCCGCCATCCAATTGCAACCATCAAATGAAGACAGCAACTGCCCCTTCTAAACGGGTTAATTGGCGTCAATTCTTCTCTAAACTCGTCAGGGGCGATTCATTCACCCTTGGCGAGTCAGCCTCCAAATCAGCTAGGGCATCAGCGGATAAATACGGGATTAGGCTTCATATTACCAAGGCCACCCCGGAAAAATACCGATGCACAGTAATCGATACTGATCGGAGGCTTGACGAGAAGGAGGTTATTCTATCAGTATTCAAATCCCTGCCCGTGGAACAATTACGGGCGATATTTTTAGCAGCGAACCAAGCAGGAATTATAAAAAAATGAACCATGATTTTCAGGAACTAAACCAGCAAGCATTACCCCATATTGAGTCCATTGTCCGAGAATTGTTCCCAAACGGGAAGAAATCAGGAAAAGAATGGAAGATTGGATCAATAAGTGGCGAATCGGGAACATCAATGTCGATCAATACGCAGACTGGCGTATGGTCTGATTTTGCAACCGGGGATAAAGGCGGAATTCTAAAATTAGTCCAACTTTCCCGGGAGGTATCCATCCGGGAAGCAGCCGATTGGCTTGCGGGTAAAATCGGATCCACCCCAGCCCCTACGTCATCGAAATCCGACACATGGGTTTCGATGCCATTTGCTCCCGAGCCAGCAAATGAGTTTGTGCTAATGAATAAGGGCAGAAACCCCACAGCGGTCTGGGAGTATTTAGGCAAAGATAAGGAAATTCGCGGATATATCGCAAGGTTCGATAACCCGACAGGAAAAGAGGTTTTGCCTCTAACATGGTGCAAATCGACCTCCGGCGCGACAGGTTGGAAATGGAAGGCAATGGCGGAGCCGAGGCCATTGTTCAATTTGCCGGAAATCATTAGGAATTCAGACCCGATCATCATTGCTGAGGGTGAAAAAGCTGCCTCTGCTCTGATCGCCGCAGGATTTAATGCCACCACATGGTCAGGCGGGTCATCGGCACATGGTAAATCTTACTGGGAGCCGCTGCGTGACCGAGATTGCGTCATTTGGCCCGACAATGACTCTCCGGGCATGATTGCCGCCGAGGCTATCGCAAAGCGTCTAGAATCGATCTGTGCGCAAATAAGCATGGTTGTGCCTCCAGTTGATGCAGAGGCAGGATGGGATGCAGCAGATGCCACCCCAGAGCAGATGCGCCAACTGATCGATCATGCCGAGGCTAGGGCATCGATCGCGCCAGAACCGGGCGAGGATGCAGACCCGATCCAGTCGGACAGGATTGCTGATCTTCCGTTCCGTTTGCTTGGGGCGGATGGCGAATTATTTTACTACATGCCGGATAAAAGCCAGCAGATCGTGAGCCTTGCCGCATCGGCGCACAGCAAAAACAACCTGATGCGTCTTGCCCCGCTGCAAATGTGGGAGATCGTGTTCCCCGGCAGCAATCAGGGAGTCGGTTGGGATGCAGCAATCAACGCGCTAATCCAGCGGTCACAATCAATGCCGATGTTTGACTCCCGGAGGATCCGGGGCCGGGGGTGCTGGATCGATGGCGGGGATATCGTTTACCATGCCGGCGATCGGCTGCTGATCAATGGCGGTGATGTGCCGATACCGAAATATAATTCATCACGCCGGGCGATTTATCATGGCGCATTACGGATTGATGCCGAGACTGATTCAATTTTGACCAATGCTGATTCAGCTAAATTGATCGACCTATGCGAGATGCTGTCATGGGAGCGTCCGCTATACGGCAAATTGCTCGCCGGATGGCTTGCCCTCGCCCCAATCGGCGGGGCATTGCGTTGGCGGCCCCATATGTGGGTGACCGGGCCGAGCGGGTCAGGGAAATCATGGATCGTCTCAAACATCATCCAGCCGATTGTTGGTGATGCTGCATTGCATGTTCAGGGCGCGACATCCGAGGCAGGCATTCGCGGGATGCTTGGTTCTGATTCTCTTCCGGTGGTATTTGATGAAGCGGAGTCTGAGGATAAGGCATCACAAGCAAGGTTTGAATCGATCCTAACCCTAGCCCGGCAATCATCTACCGAAACCGGGGCAGGGATCGTCAAAGGCACGGCACAGGGCGGATCGGTGACATATCTGATCCGATCCGCATTCTGCTTTGCATCCATCGGTGTTGCGGCAGTTAAAAAGTCCGATGTGAGCCGCATTTCAATCCTTCAACTTCGCAAAAACCTTGGGCGGTATGCCGCCGATCATTTCGACAAGGTGGTAGCATTATGGAAATCTACTGTTTCAAATGATAGCTATTGCAGCAAATTCCGCGCCCGATGCATCAAGAATGCAAAAATCATCCGAGAGAATTGCGAAATCTTTTCACGTGTTGCGGTTGATTTCACCGGGGATAAACGCAGCGCAGATCAGATCGGGGCATTGCTAGCCGGGGCATATTCACTAACCACAAATAAGCAGGTGACGAATTCCATCGCTCTTGAATTCATGCAGCGGCAAGATTGGGCCGGATTTAAGTCTGAGGATGTTGATAATGACGAAAACCAATGCCTCGCTCATCTTGCGGCAAGCTCGATCAGGTTCGATGTTGCCGGGGTAAATTATCAGCGCACGATTTCTGAGGTTATCGCAGACATTCAAAGCGATCCGCTTTCCGCCGATGATGCTGGAACAATGATGCGCCGGAAAGACCGCATGGATGCGCTGCAACGCCATGGGGTTAGGTTCTGCGCAGATAGCCGGGGAATATTCGTGGCGAATAACCATCCCGCTCTTGAGCAGATATTCAGCCCAACAGCATGGGGCGCGAGCAAGTGGAAACATCAACTTGAGCGAGTGACCGGAGCAAAGCGCATGGGGGTAATGGCATTCGGTTCACAGATTCGCCAGCGTTGCGTTTGGATCCCAATCTAAACAAAACCGCCCCGGGGAATCAAACCCCGGGGCGGAAACATGAAACAGGAACGCGAACCAAACGCCCCGCCGGGAGATTAAGATTTTCGTTTATGCATTGCAAGGTTATTTTGCATGGTGTTCCAGTCGCTAAATCCATCAACTAAACCCGAATCGGTTACTGATCGCTTGCAGGATTTTCCACCGCACCAAATCAACCTGCTACCGGGTTGGTAATCGTGATCAGGTTGTTTCCCGCATGTCTGGCATGGGATCGCTTTTGAGCGGAAATAAACGATTGCAAATTGTGATTCCCATGTGATTTGCTCTTGGTCGATCACGCTTTTTTGTAGATATTTATCATTGTCCCATTTCGACGGATCGACCTTTTTGTTAGGGTGTTGTTTTCACACATCGAACCAATTCTGTTTTTAGCTATGGTGTAAGTCATTTTCGGATCAATTTTTTGTGCCTCATCCACAAAATCCCTCACGCTAAATTCATCATCTTGCTGCGGCTCATCAACTAATTGTGAAAGAGCAAATTGCAGACTCGACAGGTTTCCGATTTTCTTAGCCATGTTATTTTGCAGTATAAACTCGCGGATGGACAATCGGTAGTTCGCCTTTCTCAACCGATCGCCAATCGAGAATCACAGCACTAGGCTGAGGGATTGCAGCCGGGACAACTTTGCGCCCGAATCGTGTAATTCCCTGCCATGCTCCAGTAACGATCGACATTGAATTTCCGTCAGACCACACGCCATGCCGATGCCTGTGCGCCCGGCAGATCACTTTGGGGATCGGTCTGCCCATGCGTGCCGCTTCGTGGATTTCCACGCCAAGATTGATGCTGTGTTGTGCCGCCTCAAGGTAGGGCCGCGAGGTTGTGCTGATGTGGTGAGCGAATGAAACGAGGCATCCGTTCACATCGAGGTCAAGGCGATCCCATGCGTGTTGACCTGTCTGTGGATCGCGGGTGCCACCTAGTGCTGAGCCGATGCGGATCTCATCATTGCGGGTGTGGCATTCCGTGCCTTTGACGACATGAACCCGGCTCGCCCGGGCTGATAGCAAACCGAGGACATCAAGCACAGCAGT